ATAGCTCAGTTGGCTAGAGCATTCGGTTCATACCCGGAGTGTCGTTGGTTCGAATCCAACTGCCGCTACCAATTTTGGCCCGGTGGTCAAGAGGTTAAGACACCGCCCTTTCACGGCGGTAACACGAGTTCGATTCTCGTCCGGGTCACCAGAGCCACCAAACAGATGTCGCAATCGGCAGATCAGAAATTCGTTCGGTCTGGATTCTGACATCTTTATTTTTTAGGACGCGTAGCTCAGCTGGTTAGAGCGCTTGCTTCACACGCAAGAGGTCCACGGTTCGAGTCCGTGCGTGTCCACCAGAAGCAAAAGCCCCGAAAGCGTTGATATACAACGGCTTCGGGGCTTTTTTGTTTTGTAAATCGGCGCGTTCCTATATTTCTCGTACAACCTCAAAAGACCTGATTTTCTGACGGTTGCTAACAAAAATCTAACAAATTTTTTAGGTCAAATCGAGTTGACGGCGTCCTTGAGCTGTGCCATCTCGATGTGCGTGTAACGCTTGGTCGCCGCGTCGGAGACCTGACCCATAAGCTTTTGGATTCCCCATTTGTCAATGCCGTTGCGATAGAGCATCGACGCGAAAGTGTGCCGCGTGGCGTGCGGAGTCAGGCGCGGCAGACCGAGGGCTTCGAGCGTCGGGTAGTACCACTGGTTGCGGAAGTACTTGTCGGTCACGCGGACGAGCTTGCCGCGATATTCCTTGCAGACGATTGTCGGACCGTTTTTATCAAGCCACTTTTGCAGATACGGCATGACCTTGTCCGAGACTGGCACAATTCTGTTTTTGCCCGCCTCGGTCTTTTCGCCGCCGGTCAAGGTGTGGTTTTCCGGATCCCAGCTAAAGCGTGTGAGCGCCAGAAACTCGTTGATTCGCCATCCGGTATAGCACATAATCACTATCAGATCGGCATACATAAAGCCCCTTTCCGCCGCCTCTTCGAGCTTGTGCAGTTCGAGATCGGAAAAAGGCGTCTTTTCCTTTTCTTCCATTTTCGGCAGCGTGGTAAAAGAAGCGTAATTTTTTGATATGACATCCGTCTGTACGGCGTAGTCGCAGAGCATTCCGGCAAAGACCTTTGTTTTTTGCACCGAGGACACGGAAAGCCCGTCCTCGTATGCCTTGGTTATCACAGCCTGATAATGAGCTGTCCGCAGGTCTTTTACTTTGTAGTCGCCCAAAACGGAAAGGCGGTTTTTCCATGCGCCGAGATAGGTGTCGCGGGCTTGCTTGGATAAATTCTGAAAACGCTGAAGCTCGACAAACTCTTCGTATAGCTGCCGGAATGTCATTTCTTCGGCAGGAGCCGGAACAAGAGCGGTCGGCGATTCGTTCCACGCCCCGAGGGCGGTCATTGCCTCGGCGCGCGTGGCGTAGTAGCCGATGACCGTTCTTTTTTTTGATATGCTGTCGGCGACGAAGTGCGCCGGGGTCAACGCGATCCACGGTTTGCGCCGTTTGCCGCCGAGTTTATACACGGAACCGTATCCGTTCGGATTTTTCATAAAAATACCGCTCCTTTGCTTGTACTTTCCCGGAGCGGGTGATATAATATATATATCAACTCACTCTGTCGTAGGTGTGGTTTGATGCACTGCCCGTTCCTGTTCCCGCAGGAGCGGGCTTTTTTTATTATCTTTTGAATTTTATGTTGAAATGGAATCCCCAAGTCAGAGGCTTACGGTCGTAGCCATAGTTATCATCGTCATTATCATCATCGTCAAAGTCGTCGAGGTGAAGATAATCGAGAGGATCATTGTCGTCATCATTGTCGTCATCATTGTCATCGTCATAGTCGTCGTCAAAAAAGTCATCTTTTGGAGTGTCGCCGCCGACGATTTCTGCACCGCAAAGCGTTACGCAGCGATCTTTGTTTTCTTCCATATATTTGGCATCGGCTCTTGACAGATTCCCGAGCTGATAGCCGTCCGCAAGGACTTTAAAAGCGGGTTCGCCGCGATATTCATATTCTTCAAGCGCGAGCTCGATTTCTTTGTTTGTAAACGGAGGCTCGTGGTAATACAGTTTGCGGATCAGCTCCTGTCGGCTGGTGCCGTCGTCGTTGTTAAAGGTCACGCCGACGGTCTTTACACGATAAAATTCATATGTTTCCACCGGCTTGATCGGCTCTGCGGACGGAAGCGGTGTCGTGTCTATATTTGCCATTTTCAACTCGGAGTCCGGCACAGCTCTGTCGGGAATGTCGACGGAATCAACTGCGGCGTCCCTTTTCTTTTTTGCGTGTCGCAGAATCAGAAATACACAGACGGCAACAGCCACGAGGCCGACCACGATAAGCACCGTAAAAAGAGCCGGGTGGGCGCTTTCCTTGATTTTTTCGATAAGTGCCATTATGCCGCCGAGTATAAACATTACCGCGATAATCAACACCCAGTTTGCTTTTTTCTTACCTTTTGCCATTTTTAACATCTCCTTAGCTTATTTCTCTGACAAGCAATCTCGGCACGCCGAGAATGTGATATGTTTCCATGTCCGCGCCTTTCAACTCTTTCGGCTGATATTCGGGATTTACGGGACTTAGCTTTACCATATCGTCAAAAACATCAACGCGCTTGAGCGTGGCGCACTCGCCGTCATATATGACTGCGCCGACATCGCCGTTCTTCTCGATGTAGTTCTGCTTCAAAATAAGAACTTTATCCTTTTCGTGGTAGAGCGGGTACATCGAGTTTCCGTGGACTTCCAATACAAAAAAGTCATTTTCGTTGCGTCCTTTTAGGTATTTCTTCGGGATATCTATAACGCCGCCGCTCCAATCTTCGATTGCGACTTCCTCATATCCTGCGGCGATAGAGCCAAGGACGGGAAATGTCACGACATCATCGGTAATGTTCGGCGCGTGAAGATTCTTTAGGCGGTTGCCCTCATAAATTGCAGTCGGCTCATTAACCCTGCCGGTCATATAGTCGATTGATACGCCAAGCCGATCACAAAAGTCATTAATAAATTCAGACTTAGGTTCTCGTTTGCCTTTTTCATAATTGATATATGTTGTATACGGGATGCCAAGAAATTTTGCAAAATCTTTCATGCTGCTAAAGCCTTTTGCCAATCTCACGTCTTTAAATCTATACATTATAACCACCTCTGTCAATATATTACCCGTTTTGGGTAATAAAGTCAATACAATAAAACGGACAGTTGCCAATTTGGGTATTGTGTATAAAAAATCAATACTCATTTTGTGCATTTTTTACGCTTGCAAAATACTCAAAGTGAGTATATAATAGAGGCAACAAAACCCAAAACGGGTATTTTAAATCAAGGAGCGAAAAATATGGCGAAAATACTTAAATATCCGAATATTGAAGCGGAAAGGGCAAGAGCGGGTTTGACGCAGGATGAACTTTGCGCGCAGTTGCACATAGCGAGAAAAACTTACTACAACTGGGTTGTTCGCGGGAAAATACCAATCAATCAGATTGCGCGACTCGCAAATATTTTAGACGTGTCAGCAGACTATTTAATCGGCACGGCTGCAGCGGCAAAACGACTGGAAACAACCCACGGCACGGATGCAACTGAAATTGTAGTGTGCCGCGACGGAGCTTGATGAAAGGAGCTACACAATGAACGAACTGACAGTATTTAACAACGAGGAATTTGGAGAAATCCGCACCATGACTATCGAGGGCGAACCGTGGTTTATGGCGGCGGATGTGTGCAGAGCGTTAGATATAGGTAATTCATCTCAAGCCATTTCACGGCTGGATGAGGATGAGAAGATGATTACCCTCATTTCAAATGAGGGTAATAGGCGAGGCAATCCCAACATGACGGTGGTTAATGAGCCCGGGCTTTATACGCTTATTCTGAGCAGCCGCAAGCCCGAAACTAAAGTCTTTAAACGCTGGGTAACACACGATATTCTTCCGACTATCCGTAAAACGGGCGGCTATGTCAACGACACGGCACAGTTCGTCGAGAGCTATTTCGGACAGCTCGACCCGAGTCAGAAGCACGCGCTTACGATGATGTTTGACGAGAGCAAAAGAATGAGCGCACAGCTCAAGGAGCAAGCCCCGAAAGTCCTTTTCGCGAACGCGGTAGAGACGGCGCACAACTCGATTCTTATCGGCGACCTCGCGAAAATCATCAGACAGAACGGCGTTGACATCGGTCAGAAGAGACTTTTCGACTGGATGCGTCAGAACGGATATCTCATCAAAGGCGGTCAGAGCAAGAATATGCCGACTCAGAAAGCGATGGATATGAACCTCTTCGAGGTCAAAGAAAGCACGGTGAACAACCCTGACGGATCGGTGAGAATCACCAGAACGACGAAAGTCACAGGTAAAGGTCAGACCTATTTTGTCAAGAAGTTCTTGGCTTGAAAAAGGAGCGGAATCAGCATGCGAAAACCTACGACAGAGGAGATCCTCGCCATCAACGGCAGCGTGCCGGTCGAAATGGCGGCGCGGTACCTTGGCCAGTCGAAAGACTTTATATACTGTGCAATGCAGAAACAGGTCTTGCCGATTGGCACAGCGTACCTGCGCGAGAAAGAGTGGTGCTACGATATCCGACCGCAGGCACTGGTCGAGTACAACGAGCACGGCGGCGTGAAGCGCTACATGGCGCTGGAAGACCACCTGAGAAAAGTAATCAGTTGCACGGTTGAGAAACTGTGTTCTTGAAAAGAAAAAGAAAGGAAGAAAAGAAAATGATTGAAAGCATAATGCCGCGTCCCAAATATGGAACGCAGCACGCAAAAATTATTTCGGTTATAAGAACCGTTTCGATTACCGGAACGGGAACGGAGGACGATCCGGTAAGAAGAGAAATAAGCTATTGGAAACCAGATGGAACATTAATAGCAACTAAGGAAATCACCAGCTCTGACGAGATTGATTAGCCTTTTTTGCTCTTGATTGTTAGCGCGTCATTTAAAGCAATTTCAGCATCCAAAAAAGTTACAAAGGCATGTAAAAATTTTTTCATGTCCTGCAAATCTCGATCTTCATGCAACCTGTAATAATGTGTCTCATCGTTACCAAGCCACGTCGCACGAGAGGCGAGAGTTTTAAGCTTATCATTCTCGATTTTGTTGTTGATGAGTTGTGACAGCGTCGCTTTGCTGATTTCGGCTTCGTTTGCGGGCTCTTGGCGTATCAAGAAATCCTTTACCAAAAATTCGAGGGCTTTCCGATAGCCCATACCGCATATGTTTGTTAGTTCCTGACATTCCGCGGCATACGCTTCGTTGTATATCTTAACGAAATTCGGTGAAAAATCGGCAATTTCTCGCGGAAAATCAATCTGCTTGACTTTCTGCGGAAAAATTTCTTTTAGCTCGAGTGGGTCACATTCTACGCCGGCATAAACTCCCATAAAAGCTTTTTCGCAAGCAGGACAATAATGCAACGCGTACAGTGTAACAAAATCGTTGAGAGGTTTATTAAAAGAACTTTTGCAAACAGTAGAATTTCTTGCCGCAGCGATTTCGCCACTGAAAGCAGTTCCGCATCTCGGGCAGATCTTGGCGGATGAGACCAAAACCTCCTTCCTTGGAGATACAGCATCAATTCCCATCGAAGTGTTTTCTACAATCACATTAACACATCCTTTCGCTGAAAGTATATAACTTAATTTTCATTAAGTCAATAACCACACGGCGGGAGAAAAACAAAAACAAAAAAATCAACTAAAAAGGAAAAACACAGGAGGCAACCTATGGCACAAGCGAAGCTTGACCTGTCGGCAGTGCCCGACAGCGAGATGAAACATCTTGCTCGTGCGACGCTTCGGGCGGTGGAACGATTTTTCGAAACCCCGGGCGTCCAAGAGGAATACGAAGAATGGCTTAAAAAAAGAAAGACCGCTTGAACGGTCAATAGAAAGGAATGTAGAAAATGACAGAAAATCTGAAACCGAGGTACCGGGCGCTTAAAGACGCTGTGGCAGACGGTGACCCGCTTGACATAACGTCAACGATGATTGGATTATCAACAGCACTTGCACAAGAAATACTGCAGTTGGTGCCGTGCGGTACTCTAACTGCGCCGGTAATAACAGCGGCGTGCAGGATTGCGGAAAATGTGATAAAAACCCAACCACAAATATGGGCAGAAACCGCAGTTGGCGCAGAAAAAAGCATTTACAACTTTGCCACAAGCGAAATGCTTATAACCGCCGTGCAGTTACCCGAGGTGGACGCCGATGACTAAGGATATGTTGATTATGTGCGCGGTTATCGCGCTGGTGGCGATAATGCTTCTTGCGGCTCTGCCGGAGATAACAAGCGCAATGCCGGATGTCTACTATGTCGATCCGACCGAGCCGGAGACGGCGGTGGAAGCAAAGGCGGAAACGGTTTTGCAGTCAACTGCAAGTGTCAGATACGCCCTGACCGCCGCCGAGCGAGATGAAATTGAGCGGGTAGTCATGGCGGAAGCAGGAGCCGAGCCGTATATCGGTCAAATGGCCGTGGCTCAGTGCATACTTAACGCCTGCGAGCAGGAGGACAAGCGTCCGCTCGAAATCGTCCGCAGCTTTGGCTACACCGCCGCCCGACCTGAGCCGAGCGACGAGGTCAAAAAAGCCGTCGCCAAGGTTTTTGACGACGGCGAGACCGCTACGGATCGCGAAATACTTTATTTTTATGCGCCGGCGCTGTGTCAGAGCCTTTGGCACGAGTCGCAGACCTATGTCTGCACCATCGGCGGACATAGATTTTTTGAGGAGGCGGCGAAGTGAGCAAAAATATTTGTATCGCGTGCTTGGTGATGTCGATATTTTGTAGCGTAATGAGTCTGTGCCCGGGCGATGAAAGACACAAAAAAGGGCAGGCTTTTTTGGGCTGGCTTAATGTTGCGCTGTGGATATGCATCTATATCCGCGATGTATTTTGAAAGGAGAATGAAAATGAATGACGGCGTCTACATAATCGATGAAAGAGAAGCTGAAATCCTCGACCGCTACGAGGGTATACTCGCTCAAAAAAAAGACCCGCACAGGTACGACGCTTTGCCGAAAGATGCCCTCGCAGCCGCAGCGCTCTGTCGTGTTAAGGACAAGAGCAACGATTTGTTTGTCAGGCGGTACGAAGCCGCGAGAGAAGTCATTGATGTCATTGCACGGCAGGTCAGCATCGACCCCGACACATTAGGATTGTCGATATACTATCCCGATTTTGATGGCTCGTCCGTAATCGCGCGAAGAATTGAAGAGTGGGTCAGCAGTTCCGGCGACAAAGCAATGCTGAAAAAGCGAGTGCGGGAGCTCGAGCAGGAAAACTTAATACTTCGTTCGCTCGTGCGGAAATAAAGGGAGGGCGCCATGACTAACGAAGAAGTCAAGCAGGCGCTTGTCACCGGCAAACCGGTCATATACTTCGTGCCGCTTGTCGGCGATGTCAGATATGACCGAGTGTCGGCGGTCATATATCGCATAATCAACGGTGAGCTCGCAGTCACCGCCGAGCTTGAGGACAGAAAAGGCAGGTCAACGGCCACGGCCCGAATTGACCGCCTGCGATTTGAAAATGAGGAGGACAAAGAAAATGGCACTGAAATTTGCAATCCAGACGGTGTTTGAAATCGCCGTCGTCGTACTTATCATCTATGGCTTTTGCCGTGAGGACAAGCTCATCGCGTTTGAGGATAAGGTCAGAGCCAAAATCAGAGCAAGGAGGAGCGGGCACAATGCAGCCACCGGGAAAGACCGCTGACGCGCCGGGGAGCGGGCGAAAGTGGCGCAGGAAAAAGGTCTGTAAAAGCTGCTATTGGCTGCGAAAAATCGACTGTGTGGGCGACGGCTGGGACGGGAAGTGCTGCACCTACACCTACAACACCAACCGATTCCGCGAGATTCCCGCGACAGACGATTACTGTGCCTATTATTTTAAAAAGAAGAGGAGGCGACAGTGCTTTGAGCTGTAGCAAGGTCGTTACAAGAGTCGAGATAAGCGGCGCGAAGCCGGTGACGCTGCTGTTCTGTCCGGGCTGTGAGGACGAGTATATCGTGCGGTACACGGACGGCGGAAAAGAGACCGAGTGGAGCTTCCGCGACGGTCGCGAGGCACTGAATAAGTACATCGAACGCATCGAGCGGGCTTTGTGGCCGAGGCTCGACAGATATGAAAAAGGACGCCCTGCGGTAACAGGACGCCCCGGGGATGTTGCCGAAGCAACATCAGACACCACCGATATTATATCATTGCCGCCGAAAAATGTCAACGGAGGCACAAAATGAAGATAAAATCCTACAAGTGCCCGCAGTGCGGGCGAGAATATAATTATGCGAACGCGAGCGGGTTGAAGCTCTGCCGCGCCTGCGGCTGCGAGCTCGACAGCCTGACCGTCTACTCGACGGATGACGGCAGCACGTCCGGCGACCAAACCGCCGAGACCAAGCGAGAGAACCGCGAGGCCGAAGAGCAGGAAGCGCTTTTTGTGTGGGCGGAATACCAGTCCGCCGCACATCCGGAGCTGCGGCTTTTATACCACATCCCGAACGAAGGCAAGCGCAGCGTGGCTTACGGCGCCGCGCTCCGACGGCAGGGAATGAAAAAGGGCGTGCCTGACCTCTGCCTGCCGGTCGCCCGGGGGAAATACCACGGCTTATATATCGAAATGAAAGCCGGCCGAAACAAGCCGACGGTCGACCAGCAGCGCTGGCTCGAAGCTCTCGAACGGCAGGGGTATCGTGCCGTGTGGTGCTCCGGTTGGGAGCGGGCGAAGGAAAAGATAACAGAATACTTAAATGTAAAGGAGACTGAAAAATGACAGAGTTAATGAAAAAGGCAATAGCCAAAATCGACGCCGAGGGCGAAAAGGGCGGCACGAATCAGAAGCGCATAGCGCAGTATATCATCGATGCGCTTATAACCGACGATATCAGTGCGAGCAAGGTCACGGACGAAAAAAAGAGCCTTGCGGACTGTGTGAAAGCCGTGACAGGAAAAGCAAGAAAGCATGCCGAGAACGGCTGCGCGATGGTCGAAGACGAGACGGTCTACTCGTGGATCCGCGAATATTACGGAATCGCCGAAGAGCCGAAGACCGACAACATCATCAGCCTTGACCTTGCGGATCTGCTGTGAGGTGGCGTCATGGGACAGAAAGCGAAGAAAATCACCGATAAGCAGTATCAGCACGCTTGGAAAATGGCTTTTGCTAAGTCAATCGACGGTCTGCCGAAAAAGGTCGCGCAGTGGGTTGACGACAGCGTCCTGCTGGAAAGCCGCTATCTCTTCACGCGCCGCGAAAATGGCGTCAGATACGGTTACTGCACACACTGCCACAAGGATGTGGTGCTGGAGCTCGACCGGACATACAGTGCCGACGATGTTCAAAATATCAACCGCAAGCACAAGGACATAGGCTTTTGCCCCGCGTGCAAATCCACGGTCGAGTTCCGCGACAGTGGCAGAGGCAGAAAATATATGTACGACCAAAAATACATCCTCTTTGCCACAAAACTGCGGGACGGCGGAATCCTCGTCCGAGCGGGCTTCGTGGAGCGCGATTACCGTCTCGATTATACGACGGTCAAGACCGATTTTTTTGAGGAATATCGGGTCTATTACAACACAGGTGTTGACGCCGTGTGGGCGAAAAGGTGGTCATACGGTTTCCACGGCTGGGAGAAAAACTGGGAGCGCATGGCGACCATACCGGAGCCGAGCTCGAAACAGCCATACTATACCAATGAAAAGAATTATGCCGAAAACCATTATTTTGGATTTAATAACGAGACCTTTGAAAACACCAATTTGCGGTATGCGCAGATGTCGGCGTATATGGAAAACTTCGGCGGAAATCCTTGCGGCTGGCTTGATACATATGTCAAATATCCGGTACTGACGGAAAAACTGGTGAAAGAAGGCTTTATCAGACTCGCGGTCAACAACTCGTGGACGAACGGAGTCGTCAACCGCCGCGCGAAGACCGTTTCGGCGGCTCTCAGGCTGACAAAAAAGGAGCTGCGCGAGCTTCCCGAAAAAACGCGCGATGCCGTGCTTTGTGCGCAGCTTGCCAAAAAGTACGAAATCACAGTTGAACAAGCAGAGGCATACAGAGCCTATGACGATTATTGCGTCTCGCAGATTGAAAAGCGTCTGCCTTTTAAAAAAGCGGTGAAATACCTCGAAAAGCAAAACGAACAGCCGTATACGCTCCGCGACTATTGGAACGACTGCGAAAAGCTTAATCTTGACCTTAGCCGTGAGGATATCCTTTTGCCGCCGGATCTCGCGCAGGCGCATCAGCGCACGTTTGACGCGCTGGCGGAAGCGAGACGGCAAAAGGAGCTTGAAGAGACGCGCAGAACGCGGGAAGAGTTTGGGAAGCGGCTCAAAAAGCTCGAGCGGGACTTTGATTTTGAAAGCGGAGGCCTGTTGATTCGCCCGGCGCGAAGTCACGCCGAGCTTATCAACGAGGGAAGCGCGCTGCACCACTGCGTCGCGGCATATGCCCAAAAGCACCTGAGCGGGCAGACGGTTATCTTTTTTATCAGAAAGAAAAGCGAGCCGGACAAGCCGTTTTATACATTGGAATATAATCCGAAAACCGAGACTATCGTCCAGTGCCGAGGCTTGCATAACCGCGGCAAGACGCCGGAGGTTGAAGCCTTTGTAAGCGCGTGGAGCGGGTACATCAGAAACAAGAAAAAGAAAAGTCACGCGGCAGCGTGAGAGAGGAGAAAAATATGAACGAAGTAATCAGAAGCATGGAGCTCAGCGGCAATCTGAGCGAGGAGCAGAACGAGGCGTTGAATCTGCACTATGAGATAATCGCCAAAGGCAACCTTGCCGCGTCCGCTATGGTGGACTTTTGCCAGAACCTCAAAAGGATGCGCGACGAGCGCAAATACCTTTTGCTCGGACACGAGACATTTGAGGAGTATGTCGAGCAGGATGTCGGCATCAAGCAGCGGCAGGCCTATACATATATACAAGCGCTTGAGTCGCTCGGCGAAAAATATTTGCAGTCGAATGCAAACCTCGGAATCTCAAAACTCGGAATGCTCGCCGCCCTGCCGTGGTACGAACGCAGGGAAGTCGAGGAAAACAACGATGTCGCGGAGATGTCCACACGCGAACTGAAAGAGACCATCAGCAAGTTGCACGAGGCGCAGGAACAGTTGACGCTTATCACCGCCGAGCGCGACGAGCTCGCGAAAAGCAGCCAGGAGCACGAGGACCTTTCCGACACCGTCCGCCGCCTGCGCGATGAGCTGAAAGCGGCATCCGAAAAGCCTGCCGCGACGGTCATGCGTGAGCCGACCGCCGAAGAGATAAAGCAGTACACCGCCGCCGCGATTGAAAAAGAGCGCGCAAAGGCGAAAAAAGACAAGGAGAAAGCGATCACCGAGGCCGTGGAGCGGGCACGCGATGAAGCAAAGAAGTCGGTTTCCGAAGAGCTTGAAAAGAAATACAAGGCGGCTATCGACACCGCCGAAAAAGAAAAGAGCGAGCTGACCGGACGGCTCGAAAAGGTCGAAAAGGACGCGAAGCTCACCGCCTCGCCGGAGGTCGCAAAATTCAGCGTCTACTTTGACAGCGTACAGAAATATATCAATGTCATGCGCGACATCATCGCATCGATGGATGACGAGACCACCGCCGCCAAGCTTCGCGCCGCGATGCAGAAGCTCGGGGCACTGCTGCAGGAGGGTTGAGTATGGATTGTAACAAGACAATAAACTTTCTTTCCGAACTCAAAAGACTTTGTGACACACGTGATGAGTGCGTGGCTAATGCGGCTAATAAAGAGGATTGCCCGATGTTTGGGGTTTGCAGTCTCACGCATTCAAAACTCTGTGCCGAAGTTATTAAAACGGCAATCAAAACTGTGCAAAAATGGAGCGACGAACACCCGAAGAAAACATACGTACAGGACTTCTTTGAGAAGTTCCCGGAAGCTCGACCGACCGCGGACGGTGTGCCGAGAATGTGTCGCATGGATTGCTACGGCGGAAGCTGTCGTCAGTTTTTGATTGACGCAAATGAAATGTGTAAATGCTGTTGGAATGAAGAAATGGAGGCGGCGGACGATGAATAAAAAGAAAGCCGGAATCCTGATGTGCACACATTTTAACTGCGATCACCGTCGCGGGAATTACTGCTGTTTCCAGTGTCAGAAAATTGGCACTTGTAAGAACCCTTGTTACAACAGCCCGCTGAAATGCGGACTGGCAAAGGAGGTTGCGATGCTTGATTTAAAACCTTGTCCACAATGCGGCGAAGTGCCCGAAATCGGATATGCTTGCGGCGAATATTTTATTTTATCAATATCAAGAGCAGTGGGAGCTTGCGTGTGCAGTTCTTTCGCCGAAATGCACTCAACCAAAGAACAAGAAATCGAAGCTTGGAACAAGTTTTGCGAAGCAGAAAGGAGCTTTTATGAAAATCAAAAAAATCATAAGCCTGTGTAAGGCGAATAAGCACATCTCGCTGTACGACATGACAACGCAGATGCTCGGCGACGGTCTCGCCGCCTATTACCTTAACGACTGCCCGGTGTTTTCAATCGATTCGCTTATGACATCTTTCGATATCACACCGACACAGGCGGACAAAATCGTGCAGCGGTACACCGCCGAGCCGCCGGAAGCGTTTTTAAAGATGGTCGAGGATGCGTTTGACGGAGAAGAGCGCTGTGATCCGCTGCCGATATCCTTACGGATAGGCTCTTATGACTATATACCATATAAGACTTCGGCCGGGATAGAGTTTGTTGAATCAAAATATCTTGAGCCGCTTGATGTGGACGAGTTTGAGCTGTACTACCGTCAGACCGAGTCAGGCGCGTTCTTCGCGGCGAAAGCCGGCTTCTTCGTGATGGCAATTATCCCGATAAGCACGACGCGGGTGCTGACGGAAAAGACGGTCGGATATCTCGACGAGCTTTCGTCGATGAGTTTGATAAAATACGAAAATTTGAAATGAGGATGTGAAAAGCGGTGCGAGTCAAGAAACGAATATTTTCTGGCGCGGTTTGCGAGCAGGAAGTCTACACGGTTTCTGACCGCACCGCTAACGTAGCAAAAGCGCAATACAAGCCGGTGCTCCGCACGGACGAGGAGCGCGAGCGCCACAATCTGATGATAGCAAGACGGAAGCACGCGCGAGTTTTCAACGAGAATTTCTCGCCGACTTCCCTTTATTCCACTCTTACCTTTGACAATGACCACGAAGTACACGACTGGGGCGAAGCGCGCCGGTTGCGTACATTATATAAACGCAGACTGCAATACGCGTGTCCCGAAGCAAAAATCAACCTTTACATGGGACGCGGCAGAAACACGAAAAGAATACATTTTCATATGGTCTCCGACGGCGTGCCGGAAGAGATTATAAAAGCGCAGTGGATCTACGGCGACATCGTGCAGATAGAGCATCTGCGCCGACACAACTATTATAACGGTATAGACCACGGTTGCGATTACACAGGTCTTGCCAATTACTTATTCGACCATTGGACGCCCGAGCAGGGCACTAAACATAGATATCTATCGACCCGCAACATGCGGCAGCCGGCCAGCGAGGACGCAAAGGTCGCGCTCCGGAGCTACAGCCCCGACAGCCCGCCAATCGCCCCGAAAGGCTATCGCCTTGTCGAGTGCATTCAAAACAGATTCGGATATATGTGTTTTAAATACATAAAAGAGCCCGAGGACGAGCCGCCGAATCGACCGAGAAAAAGGAAAAACTGCTGACGGATGTCAGCTTTTTAAAGCCTTGTAAATGTGTCAAGTTTCACGACGAAGAGGAGGAAAACAAAATGAGCGATTATATTGACCGCGAGGAACTAATAAAACACATTAAAGATTTGCCGACATGGTGGGCAGACGGTTCTGCGCTATGTGCGTATTACCTAACAAAAGCAATAACAAGTATTGAGGAGGCTCCTGCCGCAGATGTACAAGAGGTCAAGCGTGGCGAATGGAAGCTGTGCTATGAAGATTTGCTTTTGGCAGAAATAAAAGAACTTAAAAAGTCTCCGTGGTATAACGGTTGCGGCGAAAACTACGAGAGGATAATTCGCAGCGATGCGATCGGTGTTGTAGACCTTTGCATAAAGTCAGCTCCCGCCGTAGATGTACAAAAGATTAAACACGGCAAATGGATTAAGATGTACAATAACCCTGATGATGGTAATTATTATTGTCCTGAGTGTCATCACAGTATAGACATCGCGACTGGAAGAGAAACACCAAGAGACCGTGGTTTCTTTTATTGCCCGCACTGCGGCGCGAAAATGGAAAAGGGGGAATCTTTACGACAGTAGTGGAATACATAAACCGGATTCGGCACATGAACAACGAGCTGTCATTCAAACAGCGCCAGCGCGAGGAACTGCTTGATGTGCTCACATCGATTACCGCGCCGCGGGGCGAAGCCATACAAAAAACAGCAGATGACAAGATGAGCCGCCTAATTTCGCAGTATGTGGATTTGGGCGAAGAGATCGTGGAGCTTTATCGGCGGAAGTTTGCCGCAGAAACCGAACTTCTGTCGCTTACGCGTCAGCTCCCGCCGCAGTGGGAGGAGTTTGTGCTTTTGAGATATTGCAGGAATATGAGCATTGAGAGCATAGCGGAAGAAATGGGATATTCCTGTGAATGGTGCTGGAAGACCAACCGCAAGGCGAACGAAGCCCTGGAAATTTTGATAAACTCTAAAAGTGTACAGAAAAATACAGAGAAATACAGTTAAGGTCTGTGGTATGCTGTAGAAGTAAAAATAGACAGCAACACCTATCTGGTTTTTCTTTTCTCCTTTCTTACCGCCTCGCCCTGCGGCGGGTTTTAATAGCAGAGCTTTTATACAAAAGCACATGGGCAGCGGCTGTCCAGAGAGTAGGCGAGGTTCGATTCCTCAAGGGGCTTTGTTCGACTCAAAGCCTCATAGGTTCAAAACTCTCACGCATTTAGTTTCTGCCGCCAAGAGGGCGAGGAGGCGCGAGAAGTTAAGCATCGGGCGTTCCGGGACGAATCGGGCGCACAAGTTTGCGGACGGTAAAACGATGGCTGATGACAAGACGCAGCTCGGGCGGCATATATGGTGGCATACGGTTATCTTCGGGGTTGATACACCCCGGAGGCGCGGTTTGACTCCGCGCGCCGCCGACACCTTCATTTGACGCATCTCTCCGTGAGCCGAGAGGTGCGCTTTTTATGTCCTTTTAACTCAACAGGCAAGAGCCCGGTCGTATGATTTTTCCGGGACGCCGGTCCGAGTCCGGCAAGGGACAGACGCGGGCGCACTCCTACGGGGGTGCGCTTTGCAGTCAACTGCAAAGGAGGAGCAGGATGTTTTATAAGCTCTGCGCCAAGTGCGGCGCAGTCATACCGCTCGGCGAGACGTACTGCGACAAGTGCCGTCCGGCCGAGAAGGTAACACGAGAGGAACTGCAGGTCGACGACAGCGAGGAGATGAGCGCAAAGGTCAAGAGCTTTTACAAGTCCAAGCAGTGGCGGATGTTCCGCAAAGGCATCCTTGCGCGGGACAAGTATCTGTGCGTTGCCTGCGCGGCAAACGGTCGTTTGTCGGTGGCCTCGGATGTGCATCATATTGTCCGCGTTAAGCAGGACTGGAACAAGCGTTTCGATCCGTCCAACTGCATATCGTTGTGCAAGGAGTGTCACAACAAAGCGGACAAGACCGGCGTTGTTCCGACCCGGGGGGATATGTAAAAAGTTGGGAGAAATCGAAAGAACCGAACGGCGACCCACCTCTTCGCAGCAAAAACGCCGAAAATGAAAATCAAAGGAGTGAGAGCATGGCAGGGCGGCCAAGACAGCCGATAGACCTTCTCGTTTTGAACGGAAAATCGCACCTCGGGAAGGACGAAATTGAAGAGAGACGAGCAGCAGAAGTGACCGCGCCGTTCACAAAAATTGAACCGCCGGATTGTCTCTCGAAGAAACAAAAAAATAGATTCAATTATATCGCCCGGCAGCTCGCCGACATCGGATTGTATGCTGATATCGACGCCGAGTCGCTTGGACGCTACATAATCGCCGAGGAAACCTTGCAGAAAATCCGCAAGCGGTTAAAGAAAGAAATGCCGTTTGAGCAGTACGAAAAAACGCTGAATTTGCAGGCAAAATACCTCAAAATTTGCCAGCAATTTGCGGCCGACTTCGGCATGACCGTATCGAGCAGGTGCAAGCTTATTATTCCGCAAAAGCCGAAAGAGCCGGCGAACAAATTCGACCTTTTCGACGCGGATGAGCGCGGTGATGAGAGTGCAGGATAGAGCTACTTTGCACGCTGAGCGGGTGGTCTCCGGGCAGGAGCCGTCCTGCCTGACGCACCGAATGGCGTGTGAACGGCACCTGAACGAGATCGCCAAGCAAGGCACGAAAGAGTTTCCTTTTGTGTGGTGTCCGGAGAAGTCCGAGAAGATACTGCGATATGCTGAAATGCTGACGATAGCCGAGGGTGCGCAGCCGCGTCCGGTTCGGCTGCACGACTTCCAGTGCTTTGACCTCGGCGTGCCGTTCGGGTGGGTGCATGCCGAGACGGGTTTCCGACGCATCCGCCGAAAATATAAATCTGTCGCGAGGCAGAACGGCAAGACCTTTGAAAACGGAATCACCGGGTCGTACATCGCGAATTGGGGCGGATATAACTTCGGCAAGCTTTTCACGGCGGCGACGAAAAAGCGGCAGGCGCGAATCGCATGGGAAGAAATCCAGAAATTCATAACGGTCGACAAAGACCTGCAGGCGCTGTTTGACGTCAAGGACTATAAGAGCCTTATCATCGCCAAGCGCACCGGATGCACGATTGAGGCACTGTCGAGGGAGAGCGGGCTTGACGATGGATTCCGCGCGATATTCTGCTCGGTCGACGAAATCCACCAGCACAAAGACAACGGAATTTATAAAGCTTTGTACAACGGCCAAGCCTCGCTTGACGAAGCTTTGATATCCATGATAACCACGCGCGGAAAAAGCCTGAACAGCTTCTGCCGCGAGATGGACGATTATTGCCTGCAGATACTTGCCGGCACGGCGGAAGCCGACGACTTTTTTGTTGACATATACACACTGGACAAAGAGGACGACCCTTTCGATGAGAGCGTGTGGTATAAGGCAAACCCGCACCTTGTAACGGTTCCGAGCGCGCTTGAACAGCTCCGCCGCGATGCGCAGACGGCGAAGCAGATGGGCGGCTTTGAAATGTCCGACTATATGACCAAGCGCCAAAACCTGTGGTATGAATATGGCGACACACAGTACATCACGCCGAACGAGTGGAAGCTCGGCCGGACGGAGATGACGATAGAAAATATGCGCGGCCGCAGATGTTTCGCCGGGCTCGACCTTTCGAGCGGCGGAGACCTGACCTCGCTTGCGCTGCTTTTTCCGCTCGACGACGGCAAGATATATGTCTGGTCACACTCATATATTCCGGCAAAGCGACTTGAAGAACATATCATCACGGACACCGCTCCTTACGATGTGTGGGCGAAGTCCGGATTGCTTACGCCGTCCGAAGCGGTCGGCGGTCTGAAAAACGACTATCTGCAAATCGTAGCGGATCTGAAAGAACTGCAGGAGAAGTTTGAAATTAACATCGCCTGCATAGGATATGATCCGCACAACGCGGACGCTTTTTTGGAAGAACTTGATACGCTCGGCGCGCCGTTGCTTGAAGTAAAGCAGTCGGCGCGTTTTCTGTCAGACACGACTGTTGACTTTGCGCTTGAGGTCAAAGCCGGCAATGTGCTTTACGACCAGCGAAACGCGCTGATGTCGTGGTCCATTGTCAACGCAAAAAAAACGAAGAACTCTTTTGGCGAAATCAAAGTCGACAAGGAAGTGAACGCACGGCACGCGCGCATCGATGTTGTCGACGCTATTATCGACGCGCATGTCGCGTATCGAAAATCCAGCAAAGAAGAGGCGCCGGACTATGAGACGGTGGTCGAAGATTATTTAAAGAAAATGGGGTGGGCTTGATGCCTTTGTTTAAGAAAAAAAGTGCAAGCGACCAGCAGACGGTCGAGCGGCAGGCGCTGCTTGATTTTCTCGGCATAAGCGACGACGGCGACGCGTTAGGCGAAGCGACATACTTCGCTTGCCTGAAAATTCTGTCAGAAGCCATCGGAAAGATGCCGTTTAAAATTATGCGCACGACAGCGGGCGGCGGAATAGAGACGGCGAAGAAACACGAGCTTTACCGCCTGCTTGCGATCCGTCCGAATCCGTATATGACCGCAACACACTTTTGGTCGACGGTCGAAATCAATCGAAACCACTACGGCAATGCGTATGTGTGGATAACGGGAGCGGGCAAGAACACAAACCTGTGGTGCCTGCCGCCGGAGAGCGTGGAGATATACTGCGATGATAAGGGAATCTGGAACAGAAAGAAAGGTGCTATTTGGTATCTTTTCCACAATCCGAAAAGCGGCGAGACCGTCAGGATTCCGCATGACAGCATTATGCATTTTCGCACTTCCGTTTCCTTTGACGGCGTCGCCGGACTGAGTGTCCGGGACCAGCTGAGCACCACGCTCGGCGGAAACATGCGCGGGCAGAAGATGTTAAACGAGATGTACAAAAACGGCTTTACCGCAAAAGCTGTCCTGCAGTATACCGGCAATCTGAATGACGAGCTTGAGAAGCGATATACCACGAAGATTGAAGAGTATATCACCGGAAAGGTCGACACGGTCAAAAACCTTGTACCGATTCCGGCGGGCTCGACCATCCAGCCGCTGAACATGAAGCTCGCCGACAACCAGTTTATCGAACTGAAAAAATACTCGGCGCTGCAGATCGCCGCCGCCTTTGGAATCAAACCGAATCAGATTAACGACTATGAGAAAGCAAGCTATGCCGCCGCCGAGCAGCAGCAGCTTGCTTTTTACATTGATACGCTTTTGTACATCTTGAAGCAGTACGAGGACGAGGTCACATACAAGCTTCTGAGCGACGAGGATATCGCGAACGGGTATTTTGCGAAATTCAACGCGGCGGTCATTCTCCGCGCCGACTTTAAGACGCAGCTTGAAGCTATGGCGACCGCAGTGCAAAACGCCATCTACACACCGAATGAGGCACGCGCCTATTTGGATAAAGGCGAGCGTCCGGGCGGCGACCAGTTGATATGCAACGGATCTATGCTGCCGCTGACGCAAGCCGGAATACAGTACGCCAAAGGAGGTGAAAAAGATGAAGATTGACAAATGCGCCATTGTCAAGAGCCTCGATCTTGACGATGACAAAATGGCGAAAATTAACGCCTGCACGCTGAAAGAGCTGACCGCCGAAGAGGTATTCGCTTTTAAAATGGTCGCCTGCGACAACGAGATTGACCGCGACTATGAGGCATTTTCCGGCGAGACGCTTGAGCAGCTTGCCGAGCTGTACAAAGGCAAGACCGTTATAAGCGATCATAATCCGCAGAGCACAAATCAGTGCGCACGGATTTTTGACGCGGAGGTTATCACCAGTCCCGGCGAGACCACCAAGACCGGCGAAGAGTATAAACAGCTTGTCTTACACTGCTATTGCATTAAGGCAACGAGCGGGCAGCTCATCGCCGAAATCGAGGGCGGCATCAAAAAGGAGTGCAGCGTCGGGTGCAGCGTCAAATCTGCGCAGTGCTCTATCTGCGGCGGCGACGCCAGACGGTGCGAGCACTATCGCGGCAAACGGTACGACGGCGCGCTTTGCTTTTATAAGCTTGTCGGCGCGGTCGACGCTTATGAGGTTTCTTTTGTCGCGGTTCCCGCACAGCGCGCGGCGGGCGTGACCAAAGAGTTCGAGGGCGAGGAACCGCCCGAAGAAAAAGAAAAGTCCACAGACTACACGGATGCCATACGCATCCGTGAAAATTTTATCTACACGGAGGAATCAAACGATGAATAAGAAAATGAGAGATCTGCTTGCCAAAATCAAGTCCAAAACCGAAGAGGCAAGGCAGCACAATGAAGCGGGCGAGGTTGACCTTGTCAAGGCTTGCCTCGACGAGGTCGACAACCTCAAGGGCGAGTATGAGACCGAGAAGCGCCTTTTTGAGGCGGAGCAGGACGAGCTTGACCCCGAGGAGCACGGCGACAACGGCGGTGCAGATCTCAGCGAAGAGAAGAGCTTCGTCGAATATCTGAGAAAGGCGGCCTCGGCGGGAATGTCGCAGGGCTCGAACGGAGCTATCATCCCCAAGACCATCGCGAGCAAGATAATCACCGATATTATCAACATCTCGCCTATCGTCGAGAGAGCGACTAAGTACTACACCAAAGGCGCGCTGTCGATTCCGGTTTACGGCACCGACTCATCCGCCGATTCTCCGACCGGAGACATCGCCGCAGCATACCAGGGCACAGAGTTTACCGCGCTGACCGCAGGCCAGGGAAAGTTTACGAGCGTTGACCTTTCCGGCTATGTCCTCGGCGCGCTTACCGTCATTTCCAACAAGCTTATCAACAACACCGACATCAATATCGTCAGCAAGGTGGAAGAGCTTATGACCGAGGCTTTCCGCGTCAAGCTCGAGCGCGAGCTTATCCACGGCACGAGCGGCAAGATGACCGGCGCGGTCTCGACCACCAACAAAAAGACGCTGACTACATATGCGCTCTCCGGCATCACTTTTGATGTCCTTATCGATATGCAGGCAATGGTGCCGCAGATCTACCAGTCCAACGCGATGTGGATCATGAGCAACAAGACCTTTACCGCGCTCAGAAAGGCCAAAAACTCGCAGAATGATTACCTGATGAAGGATATCGAAAACGGTTTTGGCTGGAAGATACTCGGATCGCCTGTCTATCTTTCCGATGCTATGGATGAGGCAGACGTGCAGGAGGGCTTCCCCGTCCTCTACGGCGATTTTTCGGGCATGGCGCTGAAAATCGCGAAGCAGCTTGAGCTGCAGGTGCTTAACGAGAAGTATGCCGACAAGAACGCCAAGGGCGTTGTCGGTTGGCTCGAAGCCGATTCCAAGGTCGAAAACAATCAGAAGATTGCCGTGCTGCAGTCCGGCAAGTCGACCGGCTGAGGCGGTGTAAGCAATGGCCGTATCACTGGCGGAGGCTAAACGCTTCCTGCGTGTCGATGACGATGTCGACAACGCAATGATAAAAGGCTTTATCGACGCAGCCGAGAAATTTCTCTCGGCTGCCGTCGGCAGCGACTGCGACCTGAACGATCCGCGCGCACAGTTTCTTGTGCTCGTCGCCGTGCGTGACATGTACGACGGCGGCGAGCTGAACCGCACGGTGTCGGCCAACACCGAAAAGCTTTTTAGCAGTTTTACGCTGCAGCTGAGAACGGAGGCGGGAGCCGATGTACCTGAAAAACAGAATTGAGGTCGCTTATATCGACAAGAGCGGGCAGGACGCCGACGGTTACGAAAAAAATACCGAGCGGCGCCTGCCACTGTGGGCGCATGCAGAGTCGTCAAAGTCAAGCGAGTTTTACGAGGCGGCGCAAGCCGGAATGAAAGTCGAGCGGGTCTATGTTGTGCGCTCGCGGTCTTTTGACCGCCGCAGTAAGTTTGTCTATGACGGCGAAACAAAGCTGCAAATAACGCGCGTCTATGACCGTCTCGACGGCCTGACGGAGCTGCACTGTTCCGACATGAAGGTGGACTGAATGGGAAAGTTTGATTTTGAAATAGATCCGGCTTTTTTACGAAGCCTCGGCAAGCTGTCGGATGTCGATAAGTACGCGCCGCAGATGGTCAATGCTGCAGTGCCAATCCTCGAAAAACGAGTCAAAGCCGAGCTTGCGAAGCATCGCAGAACCGGCACGATGATTGACAGCGTCAAAAAGACCCGCGCAAAGAGGACGAAAGACGGCGCATATATCGCCACGGTCAGACCAACCGGGGTCGCGACGCAGTACATCAACTCAAAGGGCGAGCTTAAAGAGCGCAAAACGCCAGTCCGCAACATGGAGATTCTCGCGCACATGGAGTACGGCACAAAAAAACAAGCGCCGACGCCAATCTTGACGAAAGCTCTGAATGACAGCAAGAGCGAGTGTGAGCGGGCGATGGCCGAGGCTTTTAAGAAAGAAACGGGGTTAAAGTGATGAATGTAAATCAGCTGATAAGGTCCGCACTCGGCGACCTTGGAATGAAAATATATCCGAATTTTTATTCCGGTGACGATGAGGAATATATCACTTTTTCCTATCTTGACGAGCGGCCGGAGTTTTGGGCGGACGATGAGCCGATATATGACGGCACATATGTGCGCGTGTCGCTGTGGACGCGGAATAATCCGCAGAAATACAAAAAACAAATCAGAAAACGGCTCCGCGCGGCGGGCTTTACGGTTACGTCAACCGCGGAGCTGTACGACGAAGAAAAAAACTATGTCCAGATCGCGGTTGATGCCGAAATCGAGGGCGTAGTCAATGACGAGGAGGACGATTAAAAAATGGCACAGTTCAAAGCATCTCTGCCTGTTTTCGCGCCGATAAAGTCGGAAACGGACTCGGCGATCACATACGAAAACGGCGCTTTTGTCGGCAAGATGGTCAAGACCGAGGTCAAACCGAACAAGGTCGAAGGCTCACTCTATGCCGATGACGCACTGGCGGAGTATGAAACAGAATTTAAAGATGCCGACATCACTCTCGAAACGTCAACAATTCCGGTTGAGGTTTTTGTGAGCATGTTCGGCGAGACGAAGACGGAGGGCACCGGCACGAGCACGCCGAAGCCGACCGTGCTGACCTCGAAGGCAAGCGACGCGCCGGTATACGGTGGCTACGGCTTTGTTTCCGTCGAGGTTGTGGACGGCGTCAGAAAGTATCTGACTTATGTCGTCCACAAGGTCAAATTCTCGCTCCCGAGCGAAACGCACACCACCAAGGGCGACAACATCACCTTTAACACCTCGTCGCTCGAGGGCAAGGCGATAGCGGACAAGTCCGGAGCGTGGCGCACCAAGACCTATTACGCGACCGCCGCCGAGGCGATTGCCGCACTTAAAACCAAGTTCGGAATCTCGACATCCGACTAAAAACCAAAAGGAGGAGCGGGCGGGGAAACTCGCCCGCGCGTCTATATTATGAACGCTATTATCTGTGAAACAAAAGAAAGACGAGTCCCGCTGACCATCGGCGGGAAGACATACGATGTCGCTCTGACGCTTAACTGCATCGAGCAGCTACAGGAGAGATACGGCGAGCTTGAGAATGTCTTCGACGCATCGAGCGAGGTCAAACAACTCAAGTGGATCCTTGCCGTGCTTATCAATGACGCGGTCGATGCTTACAACGACGACCACGATGTCAAGCTTGAGCATGTCACCGAGAGCTATATCGGCAGAAAAATCGATATAGGAAACATCAGCGAGTACACCGATGTGTTGATGCAGACTTTCGGCGTGTCGCTTCCGCCCGCCGAGGAGCTGCCGGAGGACGACGAGCTGAACGCTGCCGTTGATGCCGTAGCAGAAGCGGCAGGGCTTGAAGAATCAAAAAACAGCCAAGCCGAGTAATAGTCGATGTTGACCTATGGATTTTCAGGGCGACGGCATTACTCGGCTTTTCAATTTCGCAGGCTTGGCGGCTGACCTTGCGGCAAGTCACGAGTCTGTTTGAAAACTATTGCATATGGCACGGATTAGTCAAAAAGGAGGAGGTGGATGATGGCTAATGATTTAAAAATGCGCGGCGCGATAGTGCTTGACGGCGAGAAGGACTTTAAAGATGCTGTAACTGGCATCAACAAAAGCCTTTCGGTCCTTAAAAGCGAGATGAAGAAAAACAGCGCCGTTTTTCTCGAGAACAAAGACCAAATGGCGCTGTGGACGGCGCAGGGAAAAACGCTGTCCGAGTCTGCGGAAAAGCAGCAGGAAAAAATCGAGCTTATCAAAACCGCCTTGCAAAAAGCAAGCGAAAAGTTCGGCGACGGCTCGGAGCAGGTGAGAAGCTGGACTCTGAAGCTTAACAACGCCGAAGCCGAGCTTGCCAAAACGAACGCCAAGCTGAATGAGACGAAAGAAGAGCTTGAAAAGGTCAAGGAAAAGAAGCCTGAGACTGCGATTGAGAAGTTCGGGGCAGCGTTGAAAGACACGCGCGATAAGCTCGATTCTTTCAAAGAAAAAATCAATGTTTTCGATAAGCTGAAAAATAAGCTGAACGACGCGAAAGAACGGTTTAATTATTTCCGCAAAGGCACAGACGATGCCGGTGACAGTCTCGAAAAGGCAGGAAAAAAGAGCATCAAGTTCGGCGACCTTATCAAGGCTCACGTCATAAGTGACATTATTGTCAACGGCCTGAAAGGTATCGCGTCCGCTTGTAAAAGCATAGCCAAAGGCTTTGTTGATTTTGTCAAAGAATCAGTTTCCGCTTTTGGCGAGCTCGAGCAGAATCTTGGAGGCTCTGAGGCTGTTTTTGGCAGCTATGCCGATGCGGTCGTTGAAAAAAGTAAAGAAGCCTATAAAAACATGGGGGTCGCACAGAGCGAATACCTCGCGACCGCGAACAAAATGGGCTCGCTGTTCCAGGGCTCAGGCTTGTCGCAGCAGAGAAGCCTTGAGCTGACCACAAAGGCTATGCAGCGCGCGACCGATGTCGCGTCCGTAATGGGTATCGACACATCGCAGGCGCTTGAATCTATCGCCGGAGCTGCAAAAGGCAACTTTACAATGATGGACAACCTCGGCGTGGCTATGAACGCGACGACGCTCGAAGCTTATGCCGCCGGAAAAGGAATCAACTTTGTCTGGAATAAGGCATCGAATGCCGAAAAAGCCGAGCTCGCGATGCAGATGTTTTTTGAAAAAACGGAGCAGTATGCGGGCAACTTTGCGCGCGAAGCCGAAGAGACACTGACCGGATCTATCGGTATGGCGCAGGCGGCAATGCAGACGCTCAAGGAAAACCTCGGCAACAGCGAGGCCGACCTCGAACCGATGATTATGAATCTCCTGAACGCGGTCAAGGCGGTCATTCGCAACGCCGCTCCGGTCGTGCAGAATGTTGTCAACGCAATTTTGGAACAGACGCCGTTACTGCTTAAAGCAGGCGCGCAGATGGTAAACTCTCTGCTCGACGGCCTCGTCTCCAACCTCGCGCCGATACTCTCCGGCGCGGTTGACGTCGTCTTTACTCTGGTCGACGGCATCGTCGCGAATCTCGATCCTATCATGCAGGCGGCGGTCACGCTTATAGTCGTGCTTGTCGGCGCGCTTGCGGATAATATCGACAAGGTGATAGATGCGGCGTTTACGCTCGTCGACTCGCTTGTCAATGCACTGTTACAGGATGATAATCTTTCAAAAATTCTCAACTCGGCGGTCAGGTTGGTGATAGAAATATCGACCGGGCTTATCGCCAACGTTCCGCGCCTTATCCCGGCGGCATTTCAGCTGATCGGCGGCATTGTCAAAGGCTTGTGGGACAACAAAGGTCTTGTCGTGGACGCAATTGTCAAGGTCTGCAAAGCAATGCTTGAAGGATTCAGAAACTTTTTCGGCATACACTCGCCGTCAACCGTTTTTGCCGGACTCGGAAAAAATCTTCTCGAAGGCTTGTGGAACGGTATCAAGGACATGAAAGACTGGCTTATCCGAAAAATCAAGTCTCTCGGCTCTGCCGTCACAGACGCAATGAAATCGGTGCTCGGTATACACTCTCCGTCGACTGTTTTCCGCGACCAAATCGGTAAAAACATGGCTCTCGGCGTTGGCGTTGGATTTGAAACCACGATGCGCGACGTCGCGAAGAGAATGACCGACTCCATTCCGATGGACGTTGACATCAACGCGACCGGGAATTTCACGGCGCGCCGAGCACAGGCAGCGGTAAGCGGTGGCAATAAGGTCTATAACTTTAATGTCACCATAAACGCCGCAGACGGCGGAGGCGATGTGAGGGCTCTCGCTTCGCGCATTGCCGAAGAAATCTACGACGAGATGCGCAGAAAGGAGCGGGCATATGCCTAAAACTTTCACTTTCAATTCAAAAAAATCGAGCGACTTCGGGCTTGTGGTGCAGGGGGCGACAGTCAACAAAACACCGGCGCGACCGTATGATCTGCAAAAGATTCCCGGCCGCGCCGGACTTTTGATAATCGACTCGAGCATCGACGACCTTGAAAATGTCGAAATCACCTACACCGTCGGCTGCAAAGACATCGCGGGAAACCGTGACGCTGTCGCGGACTGGCTTTTCGGCAGTGCGGCATATGCCAAACTGGCGGACAGTTCCGACGCGAGCAGTTACCGCATGGCGATCTGCACGAGCGGGCAGGACTGGGACGAGCAGATCCGAAATTTCGGCACGGCGAAGCTGGTATTCAGCTGCAAGCCGTTCCGCTTTCTGACCTCCGGCGATGTCAAAACAACGCTGACGGCGGCGGGGAAAATCACCAATCCGACGGCGTATTCCGCGCTGCCATATATCAAGATATACGGCAGTGGAAACATCACGCTTTCGATTGGCGGTCAGTCTTTTCCGTTTTTAAACATCGGCAGCTATATCGAGTGCGACAGTGCCTTGCAGCTGGTCTATACCGGCGCGACCGGGAAGTCAGACAGAGCCAACTTTGACAGCTTTCCGGTGCTGTCACCCGGGGGAAATGCTATAAGTTGGAGCGGCGGAACCGTGACCAAGGTCGAGATCGTGCCGCACTGGAGGCGCTTATGATACCGATACTTTATAAGCCGGACGCAAAAACAAAAATCGGCTGGCTTGCCGAGGCGAGCGACTGCCAATGCACGGAGGAGCGCAACGGTGTCTTTGAGCTCGAATTTCAATATCCGATGCTCGGCCGCTATGCCGCCGAGCTTGTGATTGACCGTTATGTCAAGGCAAAGCCAAACGCAAACGGAAAAAATCAGTTTTTCCACATCCGCAAAGTGTCAAAGCCTATTAACGGCATGTTTACCGTTAGCTGCGAGCATATCAGCTACGCACTTTCCGGTTATCCGGTGCCGACCGTTTCGGCATCCGGAAACGCGCAGGTCGCTATCAACGCCATATTGACCGCCGCAAAGAATCAGCTCGGCAAGGACACAGGCTTTTCCGTGGCGACGACCGATATCACTCTGTCGTCGTCAATCGCACTGACCAATGTTTCGGCGCGCGCGGCGCTCGGCGGAGTGTCCGGCTCCGTCCTTGATGTCTACGGCGGCGAGTACGAGTTTGACAATCACACGATAAAGCTGCACAAGGCGCGCGGCAAAGATCGCGGGGTCAGAATTGCATACGGTCGCAACATGACGGAGTTAAAGTGCGATATCGACATGGACAGCGCATACACCGGCATATATGGCTATGTCAAAAACGACAAAGCCGACTTGCACAGCTATAAGGCAGTGACCAACTCAAGCGGCATCAATGCAAAAACGCTGATACGCGACTTTTCGTCCGATTTTTCGGGCGGCGACGGCGAAATCACGCAGAGCGGGCTTGACTCGGCGGTGTCGGCATACGCGGCGGCAAATGATATCAACTCGCCGACCGTGTCAATGACGGTGTCATTTGTGGACTTGTCGCAATCGCCGGAATACGCGTGCTTTTCCGCGCTTGAATCGGTCGGCCTTTGCGACACGGTGCAGATTTATCACAAAGACCTTAACATCAATATCAAAGCAAAGGTAATTAAAACTGTCTATGATGTCCTCCGCGAGCGGTACACATCCATTGACCTCGGCTCGCCGCGTGCGAATTTTGCCGACGTCATAAAACAGACGGTCAACGAGACCAAAGACCTGCGCGGTCAGCTTGTCGCGACGAGGTCGGATCTGACGGCGGCATACGAAAAGGCGATAGCCGACGCAACGGCGGCAATCACCGGGAACAGCGGCGGATATGTCCGACTCAACCCGTCGCAGAATCCGCAGGAAATTTTAATCATGGACACGCCGGACATCTCGACCGCCAAAAACATATGGCGGTTTAATCTTTCCGGCTTTGGTCATTCGTCCGGCGGCTACTCCGGACCATACAGGACAGCAGTCACGCAGGACGGTCACATCGTCGCTGACTTTATCGACACGGGCATTCTAAATGCGAACATCATCCGCGCCGGCATAATGCAGTCCACAAATGGCGAATTTTCTTTTAACCTCGAATCCGGACACATCGAAGCCTCTGATATCAACATCACCGGCGGCGATATAAACCTTGACGGCGGTACACTGTCAATCTTAAACAACGACGGTTACAAAGCAGACTTTTCCGGCGGAGTAGTGGAGCTCTATCAAGGCGCAGGAACTGGCACTGGAACAGGCACAAAATATCTGTCGCTTTACAACTCGCTTTTGGGCGGAAAGTGGTATGCCACAATCGCAAGCCCGTCATATACGCTCGGCGGTGTCTCGTCCGGCGGGTTTAGAATTGGAACGAGCACCGGCAATGTCTCGGCGACAAGCTCGTGGAACACCGATTATGCCGTGATAGAAAAAGATAACGCAAGATTTCGCAAAAAAGTCGAGGTAAACGAGCCTTTAAGCGTTGCGGCAGGCGGCGACGCCATCGGGTTTATCGCGCATGCGCAAAACGGCGCGAACGATGTAAGCGCGGAGCTTGGTGCTACGAGTGACGCGAGCGCACTGCTGCAAATCGTCAACAACACCAAAGGCACGGTTCCGGCGCGAATTGAAATCTACTCGAGCGGAACAAACGGAAAGGGCATGACTTTAAAGCTTACTTCCGGCGGCGGTTACACCGGACGGCTATTTTTAGACACTACCGGACTGTATGCCGAATTTAACGACAACGGCGACTACAAAAAACTCGCTTAGGGGGCACTATTATGACAAAAACCGAAATCGAACAGAAAATCGCAGAAGTCAAAGCGCAGGGCGACGCCTTGCAGAAGCACAATGCGCAGCTGATACAGCAAATAGAGGTCAATAAAGTCGAGCTTGTCAAGGTTTGCGGCAAAATCGAGTTGTTGTCCGATATGCTCTCAGAGCTCGAAAAAGCGCCCGTGGAGGGCGAGAACGGGGAGGCAGAAAAAGATGCAGACCAGAACGATAACGGTTGATTATGCTCGCCCACGCGGGTATGATGTCGGCTATCGCGCCGAAAATAATTTTACTCAGCTTGCCTTGCCGGTGCCTACTGAACTTAAAGATGCGGACAGCTATCGCGTATATTTTGAGTCGACTGTCGGGGAGTATCTGCAAACCGAGCCGCTGACTCCCACGGACGGCTATGTGACTGTCAAAATCACAAGCGACATAGTCCCCGAACCGGGCAACATGGCGGCACAGCTCGTCGCGTTTAAAGCGGGCGAGATAGTCGGCTATGCACCGATGATAACGGGCACGGCCAAAGTGTCAATCCCCGACGGGACAGAGCGGCTCTCGCACAGCCTTGCCGCCGAAATCGCGCTTAACACTGCCGCACGGCACGACCATGATAACAAATCCGTGCTTGATAAGTTTGACGAATCAAAAGACGGCAAGCCGACTTATAGCGGAAAGGAAATAGGTGGTGCGGGAGACTTCATAATCAAAATGACGGTCGAAGTGAACGGCGATAATTATACGGTCACATCTTGCGATAAAACAATGGAGCAAATCGACGCGGCGGTTGCAAGTGGTCAAAATATCAAAGCTATTGCGTTCGATAAATACATCATGCCGCTAATTCAGATGGAATACAGCGAGTCGTATGTTTTTGCAGTGTTTTTAAGCTCGCAATTAGTATTGGCGAGCGTCACGAAGTACCCCGAGCCCGGTGCCAATGCGTGGCAGTTTTATTTGTTTCCTCTCACAGCAGACCTTATCGAATACTCCAACGCCGAATTGCCGATTAGCGTTAGAGATGTTAAGACGGCACTTGACAAGCTTGTAAAAAAGTCGCACACCCACGCCAACAAAGACACACTCGACAAGCTCTCTGCCTCAAGCGGAAAGCTGACTTACGACGGAAAAGAAGTAGGCGGAGCGGATGTTTTTACCATTAACATGGCTATTAACGATGCCTATGAATTTGTGTCCTGCGACGCTACATTTGAACAAGTCGAGGCGGCATATAAAGCAGGAAAAGATATACGGGTCAAAGTCTCCGCGGGCGAATACTTAACCGATGTATTTTTACCGCTTCGTCAAGCAACACCACAAGGAAGTTATGTATTTGGCGAGACACTTTACTTCGCGAGCATTTCGGCTACCGCCACGCCCGAAGACTGGACTTTTGAGTATAAAGAGATTGCGGCGACTGATATTGGATATACAAACGAAAGTATGCCGAACGTCGAAAATGTCGGTGCCGCTTTGGACTCGCTTATCCCTCGGGCACAGGTCGTCACAGGCACAAATATTACCCTCGCCGACAACACCGAGTACCGCCTTGAGAATGTCACAACTCTAACTTTGGCATATCCAACCGGCAACTTTGAGTGCTGGCTCAAATTGACCTTTGCCGAGAGCGGGTCGATTACCGTTACCTTGCCGGCTGGTACAAAGTACATCGGCAACGCGCCAAGCTTTGCAAACGGCGAGACATGGGAAATGTCAATCAAAGACGGTGTTGTTATCGCCCAGAAGGTCGGTGACGGCACATGAGGCGCAGGCTAATGATGCTCGAAAAAACGGGCAGCGAAGGTCTGCCGGACGGTTACACGACATTGGAATATATCCAATCGTCGGGCACTCAGTACATCGACACCGGGCGCAAGCTGACGCAGGATTCTGATATTACTATTGATTTCCAAATAGTTGAC